ATCGAGGTGTTGTCGGTGCCGTCCGGTGTGGCCGCATCGGTCAGGATGTTGCCGCCGTTGGCTGCAGCCTGGTCGTTAAAGCGCGCACCGAAACCGGTGAATGCTTCAGGCTCAGTCGACTCGTTGCCGTAAAACAGCGTCGAGGCAAACTCCTGGTTGATGCCTTCGATGTGAGCGCGATCTTCCGACAGGCGGAATGCTGCGCTGTTACCGTTAAGATCAGCCAATGCCTTGTCGACTTCGGCGTAGGCTTCGAGCATACCGGTTGCGTCAGTCACCTGAACGGTGGTCGACTTGGTAGGCTGAACGCCGCCGTAGAGCTTACGCCAGGTCGGCGTAGGCAAGCCGGTGCGAACGGTGGTGCGGTGGCCAGTAGGCAGGTTGCCTTCAAGCCAGACCATGTCGTCCAGAACTTCGTTGGTTTGCGCAAGGATCTCAGCAATTGTGTCGATCTTGCCCTGGGGGTCCAGACGCTTGGTGATGTCCAAGAGCGTTGGATGGGTGGTTGCGAGTACAGACATTTAATTTCCTTTCATTTCATATCTGGAAAAAGTTTTTTAGCCTGGTCACTTTGCTGGCCTGCATTACCAGGTTGCACAAAAGTGTCTTCGGCCATCGCTTTGCCAATGCGCGCGAACACACGCACAAGCTCGGGGTGATTCCCCATGCCATAGGTGTCTAGCGCTGATTTGAGCTCCGGCGTGCCGAACTTGGTAATCGCGCTTTGGGCATGCCTGACGTTGGTGTCAAACTGCTCGCCGCCAATTTCCTTGTCCGCTTTCATGTCGGATACCCACTTGCCAAGCGTGTCGCTCCACTGCTTTTGCTGATCCTGTACGGTTGCTGCCATGCGCTCGGCATAGATGTCTGCCAGCTTCTGGGCTTGCTCGTTGTTCAGATTGAGCTCTCGCGCAATCGGGTCGAACTTAGCAAGCGCTTGCTGGTCCAGCTCCATGCCATCAGGCAGTTTGAACTCGTACTTCTCTGGCGGTCCTTCGGGTTTCGCATCCTTGTTATCGGTCTGCCCATCGCCCTTGTTGCCGTCAGTGGTCGCATCAGTGGTGTTGCCACTCGCTTGATCTGGCCCCTTGTTGCCCTCGTCACCCGGAGGTGGCGCGGTCAACACGGAACCAGCACCAGCTGCGTCGCCACCCTGTGCCGTGTTTGCGGTGTTGTCCTGCACGGCGTTGGTATTTGCGTCAGCCATTGGTTCTTGTGTCCTCTTTTGATTCGTTCATCATCACGACGTACTGGTCAGCACAAGCCGCCATCACGTCAGCCAAAACAATGAGGCCGATATTGCGCATGCCCTCATTGAAGAAGGTGGTGCTATTACCGGTGAACGATGTGCGAAACACACCAGCCCGGTCGAGCAAGCGCCACATAAACCGGCGCCCCTCATAGCTACCCATGATCTTTTTGACGTCGGCCAACTCAATGTCGCGCAGCCGCTCGTCCTTACGCTTTCGATCCTTTACCTGCGACTCGTCGCTGGCATTAAAACTCTTGTCCTTGTCGCTCATTTCTTCGGTGGCTTCTTGCCATAACCTTTTTTCATGGTCATCCTCCGTAGTTAAGCGGGCGTCCCGCGCAGGTTGTTGATCATCTGATTGAGTGCATTATCGCTGGTGACCTCTGTCTCCGAGAGCGTCTTGGCAGTCTGCGCACCTTGCTGCGCCATCTGCATCATCTGCATGCTCTGCTGCTGCGCTTGCTGTGCCTGCGCACGATCAGCACGGATCTTGGCCACTGTCTCGTCATCCAAGATCAGCGACGGTGGCGCGCCCAGCATGGCGCCGTACTCATCGATCGCCTGGTCGAAGTTGATCTTGTCGAGCACCTCGGGCTTGGCTTGCGCCAGCTGGCCAGCAAACTGCATGGTGCGCTCAATGCTCGAAATGCCCACCATCTTCATCGCCTGCGCCATCACGCTGATGTACTCGACCGACAGGTCCATGCCCTGGAGCTCTTTCGGTGGCGGCGGAATCATCTCGAACTTCATCATGATGTTGAACGTGCGGTCGATCAGCGGATCGAGCAGCTCGTCGTTCAAGCGCTCAAGCACTGGCCCCAGCATCAAGAGCTTCTCTTCGTGGCGCTCCTGAATCTCGCGCGCCGTGATGTTCGAGCGCGTGTCGTTGGCAATCATCAGGAATAGATCCTCAAAGAACGCACGGCGAATGCGCCCCTGGTTCTCCTGGATGTCCATCATCAGCTCGTTGATGCGCGGGTTGATCTGGTAGGCAGGCGCGAATCCCTGCTGGCCCTGGGCAATGTCGACATAGGTCACATCACCCGGCAACAGGCTTGCGCGCTGGTTGCGCAGCGAGCTCGGTGCTGTCATCGGCGGGTTGACCAGCTTGTCGATCGCCTGCGCCTTGCGACGCTGCTCGAGCTGCAATGCCTTGATGTCGCCCAGGGCGTCCATCGCTGGCGAGTAGCCGTAGATGTCCTCGCCCGTCAGCGCCCAGCGTGGCGCCATGGCAGGGAAATCATCGTAGCCAGACTCACGCAGCATCTTCTCGTTGGTGTTGCCGGACTCGTAGTAGCAAGACCGGAAGCGCTTGAACTGCGACGATGGCCTGCGCTCGTCGTACTCGTCGTTGGGCTCGATCACGTGAATCACATCGATCCACGCATCCATGTTGCCGCGCTCGTACAGATTCTTGGCCGACTCAGATACCTGCTTGATGCCGAACTGTCGCACCAGCTGGCCGGCCGTCATCTGGAATTCGCGGTAGCAGGTGTCGACGTTGCCACGGTAGGACGTGCCCAGCATGTAGCTGCCCACCGGGAACGGGTAGCAGCGAATCACATCCTCGTCATCCTCGAGCACTGCAAACGCATTGGTGCCAAACACGCCCAGATCGCCGTAAGTCAGCGGCAGCGTGGTGTACAGGTTGGATCGCAGGAAGACTTCCTGCATGCGCATCTTGACCATCTCGAGCCACAGCTTGACCGGCGTGAACTCGTTTAAGCCAGGGTCGGACGTGCGCAGCTGGAACCATGGCCGTGCCGGCGAAGTGATGCCCGACATCATCCCCGAGGACAACGTGCGCACCGCCAAGGTGGCGGTGTTGTCAACGATCTTGGAATTGCGGCGGTCGCCACGGTTGCGATCGGTCACGACAAAGCGCGACTGTCGCGGCAAAATGTAGTCGGACAGGTCGCGCCAGTGCTCGATGAATGACTGACGCTCGGTTCGCAGGGAGCCGAGGCGTCGATTAAACTTCTGGCGCTTGCTTTCCATTACTTGGTTCCCTTCGGCACAGAGTAGTAGCGGTTGCCGTACTTCTTGACCTCAAAGCCGCGCTCTTCCTCGCCCTTGACTGCTAGATCCCACGTCTTGTGGGACTTGCCCTTGAGCAGCACGTAACTCTCATCGGGCAGGTTGTACTTTTTCTTGTCTGCATCGCTGGCCATGGTCACAGATCCCCAGTGCCCCGCGTTTTCCCCTTTGCCATCTGGACCCAAGCCGCCAGCAACAGCGGTCGTGTAGTCGTAGCCGGCGCTTTCTGGGTCGAATGCTGGCTGGCTTTGCGCCGGCGGCATCGCTTGGCCCATAAGCTGGGAATTGCACATCGATCAAGCACCCAACAGCGTCTTCTGTGTGGTGGCCGCCGGTGCTGTTGCGCCCATGCCGCCAGTCAGAACAGTGGATTGCTGACCCATGGCCGCAGCCTGGCGACGGCGCTCACGCGACATCGAATCCTGCACGGCCTGCTCTTGCTCAATCGGTGCAGCTGGTGGTGGCGGTGGTGGTGGTGCTGGTCTAGAGCTTCCAAAACACATGACAGTCTCCTTACGGAAATCACAAACTGCGGCGATTATCGCACCAAATCAAGCGGTTTCAAACGGGTCGTACTCTACCTTTGCCCCGCGCTGATCAAAGCTCGGGTGAATGTGAGCTAGGCTAGGCGTGACCGGGTAAGCAAAGGTCAGCGCCAACGCGTCGGCTTTGTCCGGGCTGCGGCCGATCAGGTCTTTGATGTCGTCCTTGTCGCCCAGCCTGAACTTGTCGCCCTGGAAGGTGTAGGTCGCTGCGATCAGCTCTTCGGCCAGCTCCTGGTCGCGAGGCAATGCGCCGCCATCCTTGACCCACTTGGCCATCTCGAACCACATCTCCGAGCGCTTGTTGAAGTAGCGCGGGTCGAGCGCCCTGCCACTGAAGTACACCTCGATGGGCGACTTGTTGATCTGGCGCAGCGCGTCGACCACGCCCACGCCGTAGCCGCCGGTCGAGTCAACGAACACGGCGTCCGGCTTCCACTTGTCCATGGACAGGCCAACCTGCTGGGCGACCAGCATGGTGTCAGGGATGCGCAGCATGCGCGGCTTGAATGCCACTCGGCCCTGGCGCGGAAAGATCACCGAGCTGTCGTCACCCTGCCTGGCCACGTCAACGCCCAGGATCTTGGCGGCAAACTCGTATTGCGTCACGTCGTAGTGGCGCGACATGGCGCTCTCGACTTCATCGGGTCCCAGCAGCGCATTAGCCGAGCTCGAGGGGAACACACCCCGCACACGCACGCGCACAAAGTCCGAGTCCTCGCCGTAGTCGTCGACCCACTTCTGCAGCTGGGCCTTGTTGGTCATGGCCACGGTGCGGCTGTCGATCTGGCGCGTAGCCCAGCGGTGGCGGAACCGGCCAAAGCATTCGCGAAAGCGCCCGGTGTTGAGCGTCGGGTTACCAAAGCAGCACCAGATGATCTCGGTGTCGGAGTCGGTCAGCGCACCCTCAGACACCTCCCAGATCAGATCCGGTATGGCGGACGCCTCATCGAACACCAGCAGGATGCGCTTGCCCTTGTTGTGCAGGCCGGCAAACGCCTCGGTATTGCGCTCGGACCAGGGCACCATGTCGATGCGCCAGGTCTTCTCGTGCGCTTGATCCCTCGAGAACAGCGCTGTGGCCGTGAGCTCGAACCAGTGCTTAACCAGGCACAGCCTGAACCACTTGGCGAGCTCGGCCCAGGTCTTGGTCTTGAGCTGGTTCTCGGTGTTGGCAGTCACCACGCCCTTGGTGTCCTCGTGCGTGGCGATCGCCCACAAGATCAGCCAGGACACCAGCGCTGACTTGCCGATGCCGTGACCCGAGGCGACCGCAACCTGCACCGCCTCGCTGGCATTGATGCGGCCATCGCGCAGGCGCTTGCCGATGTCGGTCAGGATTTCGCGCTGCCACTCATCAGGCCCGGCAAAGTTTTTAAGCTCGCCCTGGCCCCACTCGAAAGCAGCCAGCACGAATCCCAGCGGGTCCTGCGTGAACCCGGCAATGAAGTCGACCAGCTCGTGCTGGACGTCAGCCGATGCGCTCACGGGCCTGCTTCAGTTTTTCTGCGAGCACCAGCTCGATCGCGCCGGAGACTTCAGCGCGCACGTCCTTCGGCAGCACCTTGCCCACCAGGCCCATGAACGCGGCCGGGTTTGCTTCGGCCTGCTCGGCTAGGTACTGCTGGCCGCCAGCCTGCTCCAGCGCGCCCAGGATCATTGCCTTCACATCGGCCTGCACCTTGTTCGCGGAGCCCTTGGGGCGTCCCATGCCGGCCCGTGGCGGCTTTTTCTTAGCCGCAAGTGATTGTGTTGTCATGTCAGTAAATTCCACTAAACAACCCCGGTAATCATCATGATGCGATTCTCTCACCATGTGGCGCAATCGTGAGCTCGACCCGGCCGCCAGGCTCTACATCCATCCACATCAGGTGCAGGCTGCGCACCAGGTAATCGTCCTGCCACACGCGGGCTTTGGTCAGCCCGTCAGACAAAACCTTCCAGGCATTGTCCAGATCGCGGCGGCGCTTGTCTGGCGGGTATAGCCGGCACTCGACGGCCACCTGCTGGTCGATGTTGATGATCGCGCCTTGCTGCACTGCTGCGGCCCAGATCTCGCGGTAGTAGTCCTTGGCCTCGTCGGTCAGGTAGGTGCGACCGACGCCCTTCTTCCACATGTGATTGCCGCTAGGTGGGTACGGCAGTGTCAGGTTGATCATGTGCTGCCTTTCGTCTGATGGCACTGGGCGCTTGCCTTGTGCTCAGTAGCCATGCCGACTGCCTTACCGTTTTCATAAGCTCGCTCGATCGCTACCTTGTGGTGCTCACCGCACACCCATAGCTTGCCGTCGAAATAGCGCACGATGTCGCCCGCTTTGACTGTTGTCTTTTCGTTCATGCGCCATCCAGCTTAATCAAACCCTGCTCGATTGCTGCCTTCGCCAACGCAATGAGCTGGTTTTGTTTTTTCTTGTACTTCCGAACTGCCTCAATATTCCGCGCTCTGCGCTCCGGCGACAGGTTCTCGGTCCTGTGCAGCATGCTGTGGCATTTCTTGCACTCAGCCTTCAGGTACACCTTGCCGCGCTCGTTCGGTGGTCGTTTGCTGAATGCTGATGCTGGCAGGTCTTGTTTGCACACGCAGCATTTCTTTCCTTGAATTTCCATAATTCACCTTCTGTGATCTATGCCGTCATCATATCAAAAACTTTTGTTTTCTTGTCTTGTCCCTCGCCCGTCCCACGCTGTCCCTCCTTATAAAGGAGGAGGGACGCGGGACACTTGGCGTCCCAAAGCGTCCCACCAAATTCTGGGACGGCTAACCCGCATGGCTGCTGCGTTTTCAGGTTAGTGTCCACTACCGTCCCCGCTTGTCTGGGACACCTCAAAATCAAGCCGTCCCAGGCCATTCTGGGACGTGCGCCAAATGCTCATTGGGACACATTTCTTACATGTTTCTGACAAAACCATTGTCATGTTTTCCGCTTCCACACCGGCTTGCCGTGTCCCAAGATCTGGTGCCCGGCACGCGAGAGCTCATCCAATCCAGCCTGCGTGATGCCCTGGTCGCCCACGAATCCCAGCCGCTTCAATGCGCCCATCACCCGGCCAGCGGTGGACTTCGACACCATCAGCGGGTCTTCCAGCTGGCGCGCTGACAGCCACTTCTGGTCGAGGATCTTCAGCACCTCGATAGCCGTGACCGGGCTGCCGTCGGTGCGCTTGGCGAGCTGCGAATGGATCATGTCGCCGGCCACGTCCAGCACTGCGCTGGTGACCGGGTTGCCGTCCTCGTCGACCAGCCCTGGCAGCTCGACGGACTTCAACTTCAGCATCATCTCGGCCGGGATCTCGGCGTCCTTCATCTTGGTAAAGCGCACCCGGACCATGCCGGAATCGTCCCGCGAGACTT